GAAATCTTTCCCACTGAAACAGAGAATAAATTAAAGGCTCTGGAGCTTAAACACAAGGCTTTAAAACTGGCTATATCTCGACTATTTAAGAAAATGGATGACTGCACCTGGTCTCTATGGTCAGATGATTTAGAATGTACTCATGAATGCGTTATCCTGGAACATGTTGATGGGGGTGTTAAGATGGATGATGAAACAGAGATTAGAGGCGACTTAATTGTCAAGTTAATGGAAAGTATAACCAATAACTATTTAAAGTAAACTGGAATCGGTATAATGGTTGTAGCTGGGTTCGATTCCCAGCATACCAGCTAACAATTAAAATCAATAACTATGTTACACTTAACACAAAAAGAGATTAATTATCTCACAGAAATTTTAGAGTACCAGCTTGAAAACTGGGGAATAGAAGAGTACGACAAAGAGGAAGAGGCACACGAATGGGATACCTATTTTACTGCCTTTAGAATATTAAAACAACTTAACAACTTAAACCAATAATTATGAAACAATATGATGATATTATCGAGTATTTAGACCAAGAATTAAACAGGGTAGAGAGAGGGCTTGTAGCCATTCCTACTTATGAATTCTTAAATGATTTTACCCAAGCAAATAATGGAACAAGCGATTTTCTATTAATGCAAATGGCTAAAAACTATGGCTATCAATTAGCTTTAACTAACATGAAAAACGAACTTACTAAAACTTATAAAAATGAAAAATAAAGAAACATACGCAAGACAATGCGATATAACTAAAGAGGGAATGAATGAGGGTTATTGCATTCAAGATGGCTTAATGTATATCAAGTATAAAAAAGATATGATAGACCACTTACGAGAGGTTGAGAAAGAGGGTAATCTTGAATATGACCAGCAAATCAAAGAGGGTAGGCTAACAGATGATTTTCTATTAGAAGATTATTATCAAGCTGACTATTACTATTGGACAGAGTGGGAATGTGAGGATGATTCTGATTTTCTAATAGTAGATGAAGAGGACTACGACTATGTAGAAACAAAAGGGTGTGGCGAGACAGAAGTTTGGGAACACTGCAAAACAAAGGAAATAATTTATGTGCCAATAGAACTTAAAAGACACTGGCATTTAGCAAGTAAAAAATATTAATCAAAAATCAATAACAATGGAAGAAAAACTAAAAAAAGAAATTGCAATATGGCTTGAAGAATCTCGACAATATGAGCAACAGATTATTAACGACATAGAGGATGGGGATGATTCATCAATGATGTGGCAAAGAAAAGAATTCGAATTCGGATTCCAAAAAGGTCTGGAAACGACTTTATTAATAATTGAAAAAATAACCAAAACTAAATAACTATGAAAACAAATAAAAGAGAAATTGCTGTTAATCAGATAGTGCTACTCACTGCATATATTAGAAATGAAGATGGGAGTATTGCTTATGATTATGAAGCAATGTTAGAGGACTTTAAATATCAATTATCACAATTAAAAACTAAATAACTAAATCATGAAACTAAAAGAATTTTTTAAAACCATTATTGAGAACCCATTTAAAATTTTGCAGGAAGTTATATTCCTCTTCATTTTGTTTATGTGTTTGTCGCTGGTGTTACATATTTTCGCATAAAAAATAACACTGCCATGTAAATCACCTCACTATGAAAATAGTGGGGTTTTCGTGGTAGAGGAATGTTCCTCGCACAATTAAAATTTAATAAAATGAAATTAGAATTAAACGAAAACGAACTTAACTATCTTTTTAATGTTATAGAACAAAACTACTCAGAAATAGATTATATATGTAGCCCATCTATAAAAGAAGATAAAAAATATAAAAAAATGGTAATAAACATTTATAATAATTTAACAAAACTAAAAAACAAAACAAAATGAAAAAATCAATAACACTTAAAGAAATAAAACAATGGCGAGAATGGTTTGAAGAGGGGAGTAAAAAAGATTATGAAAACAAACTAATTTTTGACAAAACAAATACTAAATGGACACTGGAAGAGGTGTATGAGAAATTAAAAGAAGATAACATAATATAAATAAAATGAAAGAAAAATTAACGACCAAAGGATCTAAACTCACAACTGAAAACATCATAAGTGCTGGTTATAATTTAGAACCAGTACACTGCGTTTACTGCGATAGTACAGAAGTTACTTATCACCAATATGTAGGGGATGGGTATTGTTCTGAATGTGGAGAGTGGCAGAGTGAGAAAGACATTAAAAACAATCTATATAACGAAGAATATTAATTTTTTTAATTTAGATATAAACTAATAATAACCAAATAAAACAATAACAATGAAAGCAATGAAAGTTCGCAAAGTGGGAACTAAAACCACAAAAACATTTAACGAATGGATAGAGTTAATCTATAACAATGAGTATAAGGTATGTAAAACCACAGATATTAAATGGATCTACCAGGTGCTAAACAACGCACACCAATATATAGATGGATCATTAGCTAATTCTGACTACATAAGAGAAAATAAACCGAAAGATGAGATAGGGTTAAACCTACTGGAAGAAATAGACACTTGCTGTGATATAATAGAAGAATTAAACATTAAAAATTTAGAACAATAATTATGGAAGATATAAATTTCTGGCAAAAATGCTTGAGACAAGCATTAAAAAGTAACGACACAATGTATGCTATGCATTGTAATGAAATGATTTACAAATTAAAACAAAAACAATTAAATAAATAATTATGAAAACAGAAAACCTAATAGACCTTTGGTTAAGAGCCGAAGAAGAATTAAGAAAAGGAAACGACAATAAGTGTTTAGACCTTAAACATAAATTTAACCAACGATATAATAAACTAAAAAAGAACGACCAAAACTATGTAAAAGATTATTTAATTAGTATTGGAGCATAAACATTTAAAAATAAATAACTATGAAAGAAACAACAATTTGTCCAAAATGCTACAGCGAGTTAGAAAAAGAAAAAGAACTTGACTATCCTTATGTGTGTAAGGATTGTGATGAAAACTTTTATGACTTTGAAGCTATTAAAATTAATAACAATTAAATAAATAATTATGAAAACAAAACATTTAGAAATAGATTGGGAAATAAGCCCCAACAATATAGTAGTAATAGAATACGACTATTATTGTGAATCTGGCGACTATGAATCGCCACCATACGAAGAATTAGTTATAACAAACATGATCCTAAATGGCGACAATGTAACAGATCGGTTTGAAAACTATGAAGAAGAAATACTGGACTATATAATAACACAGGGCGAGTATAACATAGATAGCCCTCTTAACGACATTTAATATGAAACATTATTTTAATGAGGGAAAAGAGATCCTCAAACAAAAAAGAGAAAAATTAACAATGCGAGAACGCAAGAGGTATGAGAATAGTGCCAAGCTGACTTTTATCTCCTTAATTGGAATGATAGCATGTTTAATTTGGATAATTCTCACCAACTAATTTGTTTTATTGACAAATTATATTTAGTTTTGATAAAAATTTAAACATTTAATAATATGCTTAAGTTATAATTTGTTGTGTGACATGAAAAGCCTCGCTACGAAAGTAGGGGGGTTTTCGTGGTAAAAGGCAATAATGCCATAACCAAATAAAATCAAAACAATGGGAACAAGAAGTTTAACACACTTTGTTGAAGAAGGAAAAACCCTCGCAACAATGTATCGACAATATGATGGATACCTCGCTGGACATGGATCTGATTTAGCACAATTTCTAAAAGATTTCACGATAGTAAATGGGTATTCTGGAGACACAACGCATTTAGCAAATGGAATGGGTTGTTTAACTGCTCAACTAATAGCACACTTTAAGCAAGATTGTGGAAATATTTATATATACCCACCAGACACTAAAGATTGCTGGGAAGAATACACATACTTTGTGTATATAAAAGAAAACAAACTGCACATCAAAGTAAATGATACTTATTACAATAGAATTATTTTTGATGGACTGCCAACTGAATTATTAACTAAAATTGAAAACAATGCCTAATCACTGCTATTGTGTCATCTCGGTTGACACACAAAAAGACAAAGAAATATTAAAAAAAATTGAAAAACTTGAGAGAGGGTTGGCAGAATTTATTATGCCTATGCCTCAATGCCTAAACAACACTACGAGTGAGAGCAATATAATTTCTCAAGAGGAGTATGATGAGCAAGAATTGAGAAGAAAAAACAATCCCAAAGAAACGATCTTTCAACAGGGAATAACCAGAGAAATGCACGAAGAATTCCTGGACAAATTTAAATTTGATAATTGGTACTCTTGGGCTTTGCATAATTGGGGTACAAAATGGGGGTGTTACGACAACGAGCTGGATGCAGATGAATCAACTTATAGATTTACAACTGCCTGGAGTCCACTGGATGAAGATATTATTGAGGAGTTTGCCAAGATAGTTCCAAATTTTTACTACTCTTTTGAAGAGGAAACTGGTTGGGGTGGTATTAGAGAATATGAAAATGGGGTTTGTATTTCTCACAGAAATTATGATGAACCTATGTGGGATCATGAAAAAACCTTTATTATTAACGACAAAGGAGTCATCAAAGAGGGGGATGGTGTTTGGAATCAAGATACCAGAACAATGGAGTATGAAGAGGGTTTTAAATATCTGTGCAGTGTTTCGGAGCTGTTAGAGGATCATGACAATGGGAGTGGGTATTTTGAAAAAGGATGGTACGAGTCGTATTGTTTAGGAGAATATTATGGGAAAACCCTAAAGGATGTATTAGAATGGCACACCCATAAAGACAGAAAAGATAATCAACCAATAATATTTGGATAATAAATAGAGTTATTGTTAGGAGAAACCAACAATGTAAAAAGAGGCTATATGTCGTGCCTCTTTTCTCTTTAATAAAATAAAAAATGGAAACAATCAAGGCACAAGAGATAATGAGTCAAATAGTAGATGTTGAAAATTATTGTCTATCAACTCAAGAAAATGAGGATAGCTACATAGAGGAGCTGAATTTCTTATATAATAGTTTACACAAACTATATGACACCACCACAAAACGAACGCACGACACGATTGAGGGTAAAAATTATCATATTGTTGAATGCGAAGATAAATTAATATTTAAACATAAGACCAGTGGATTTGCTCCACGATTAAAATAAAAAAAAGATGAGAATTAAAACTGAAAGATATATGTCTACATATAGTTTTGTGTCGGCAAACAATTTAGAAAAAATTGCCGATCTAAAATTTGGAAAAGATTGGGAAGCAGAGGATGATGTAAATCAAATCCAAGAGCTGTGTGACTTGATCGCACCAGACAAGTATGTTGTAAATTCTATCAATGGATTAAAGTATGAAGATGATATTGAAGTAAGAGAGATGGATGATTTTATGAGTACAGGATTGTATGAATGGATGAATCTATTTGTAGATTTTGTCCAGGAGCATGATAGGAATATTTATAATTCTGCGTGTGAGTATGCAGATAAAATACAAAAAGATTTACTCTAATATTATTTGTTTATGAACAAGTAATTTATTATTTTTACCAAAGTTATTCATTGAGAATTTGTTTTTGTGTTAAACAGGGGGGTTGGCACTACGCCAAATTAATAATACTAACAAATATTAAATGTTTTCCCCCCTGTTTTTTAACTACTCATCCATGCATCACCTAATAAAAGAATACAGAATAAAGAAAGAGTTAGACAAGATCAATAAATTAAAAACTATAGATCTGGATAACTATTTTGTATATAGTGGTAAGGAAGAGAAAACAAATCAATTAGTAGCATACCTCATGGAAAAAGAAAAAAGACATAGTTTAAAGTTTGCAAGAGGTATTAAAAACGATATGTCTAAATATAAATTTAAAATTAAATAAAATGGTAATTAGCAATGAAACTTTTGAAAGTTTTAGATCCCAGCAAAAAGAAATTCAGTCGGCAATAATTCTCCTGGAAAAAAATGGATACATAGTATATAATAAAGACAAGCAATATGCAGAGTTCGACAGATAACAGAGTACCACACTACTATGTAGGTAACAATAAAAAAAGAAACTATCAAGCTCGATATGTTGTTAGCGATTTCGATTGCACATACAACATTGGTACGGCTGTAACATATTGTTTGCGTAGTTCTCGCAAACATGAAACACCTATTGAGGATCTCAGAAAGGCGATTGCTCATTTGGAATTTGAAATAGAACGATTAAACGAAAAATTAAAATAATGAAGAAAAAAATATTTGATAAGTATGCTCATGCTATTGCAGAGCAATTTCACCTCACATTAGATGAGATGTTTGATAAAAGTAGAAGAAGAGACCTTGTAGATGCAAGACAGCTTTTGTTTTATTTATGTTTAGAACGCCCTATTCGTGTTTCTTATGTCCAAAAATTTATGGAAGACAATGGATGTAAGGTTGCTCACTCTACCATAATTCATGGCTACAAACAAGCAAAAGCATTAATTGATGCTGATAAAGATTATGAAGACATGATCAATAAAATTAAAGAATGATTTATACTTTAGATCAAGTCATGGAACAAGCACTTGATGATAGTGCTGGAGTAAAATCTACTATGCCTCAAGGAGTATCTGTGATTTCTAATGGGATAAAAATACAGCGTTTCCCCAGTAAAACAGAAATTCTAAATTGCTCAAGAGGTGGGCATTATTATCAAGAAATTCTTCCCAACGAATATGATTATTTCATAGAGAATGGGTGGAAAAAAGGAAAGGTGCAAATGGCTATTAATAATTGTCTTTTTAAATTAGATTTAATAGAAAGAAGAATGAAAGTAGAAATGAACACCAGAAAAAACGATAAGCATATTCAAAATTTAAAAACTCGAAGAGAGAATTTATTGAAAAAATATGCTGATCTACAAATCAAATTAAATAACAATTAAATAAAATCAAATGGAAAAGAAAAACATTTACAAAGCACTTGCAGATTTTCAACAAGAAGTACCTGTATTGCTAAAGGATACTGATGGCTATGGGTATAAGTATGTGAAATTAGAGCATATAATAGCACAGGTAAACCCACTATTAAAAAAACATGGACTGGGCTTTACTCAACTTATCGAACAAGATGGATTAAGGACAGTGCTGTTTCATACTGCAACAGGTGAAAGTATAGAGGCTTGGTGTCATATTCCTGACTGCGACATGAAAGGAATGAATAAATTTCAATCTGCTGGAGCTGGGATAACATATTTTAGAAGATATGCTTTATCTTCAATGTTAGGAATCATTACTGATGCCGACACTGATGCTAAAGTATATACATCAACCCCTTTAAAAACCCCTAAAAAAGATAAGTTAAAGGTATTAAAAGATGCTTTTGATTTAGAAGAGGTTAAGGTTACTAATACTAAAACAGGTAAAGTAAAGGTTAGGTTAGCTGTGGGAACAAAAGAATATGACAATGCTATAAAGCACATTAAGAAAAATCCAGACAAAAGTTTAGCATTGGTCATGAAAGATATAGAGGAGCATTATTTAGTTAGTGCAAAAGTTAAAAAAGAATTGTCCAAGTATGTCTCTTAATAAAATTTTAGATCAGTTAAAGGATGACTCTTTATATTATGGAAAGTACGGACAACAATGGCTGTCTAATTCAGATATATATTCCTTACTAAAAGATCCTAAATCTTTTAGAAAACCCAAAGAGCAAACAAAAGCCATGTTAGAGGGTAGATATTTTCACACTGCATTATTAGAACCTAACAAGTTAGATCAATATAAGGTGGTGGATTTTACCAGTAGAAATACTAAAGCCTATAAAGAAAAGTTAGAGGAAGAAGGATCTATGATGCTGTTGCAAAAAGAGAAAGAAAATCTTGATAAGATGATACAAGTAGTCAATAACAATGACTATATGAGTTCTCAAATTAACAACCTCAGTAATTCCTATGAAGTTCCTATGGTTAAAAATATTATGGGAGTCGACTGGAAAGGTAAAGCTGATATAGTTTGTGATGATAAATTAATTGACATCAAAACCTCAAGTTCGATTTCAGATTTTAAATATTCAGCTCGAAAATATAATTATGATAGTCAATGTTTTATATATCAAGAATTATTTAACAAACCTTTAGAGTTTTTTGTAATAGACAAAACCACTTTACAATTAGGAGTGTTTACTCCAAGTGATGAGTTTGTTGTGCGAGGTAGAGATAAGGTAGAACAAGCTATTCATGTATATGAAACCTTTTATGCAGAAAATTCTACTGAAGATATAAATCAATATATACATCATGAAATACTTTAAAAAACTATGGGAATGGTTACCAAAACCAACGCCCAAAGGTACTATTATGTGGATACAAGTTCCAATGTCCTGTGGTAGTAGACAAGATAAGGATGATATTATCATGTCAACAATGAATCATTTGGAGCAAACAATAAAAATAAATAAATTATGTCAGAAAAAATCTATGTTGGATCTGGAACATCAAAGTTTGATGGGGATCAAGTAGCAGTTAGTGTTTGTTTAACAGATTTACCTCAAGAACACATGTTCGAGTATAGTGGTAAAAAATACATTAAACTTATTGTTCAAAAGAAAAGGGAAACTGATCAATATGGTAAAACACACTATGTTGCAGTGGATACTTGGAAGCCAGAAGAAAAGAAAGAGGAGAAAAAAGAAGAACAAGACCTTCCATTCTAACCTCTTAACCCATAATTAAAGGGGGAGAATCCTGGATAGTACGGTAATTTATTACCTGCCAGGCTCACCCCTTTTTTTGTGTCGTAGTGTTGAGTTTTAGTCCTGTTTTAAGAACAATATAATTTTTTAACCCTTATTATATTTTTTTATTTCATTATTATTAACTAATTTTCAACACTAAAAGAAGAAAATAAATATAAATAACTAATAATCAATAAGTTAAGTAAAAAAAAGTTAACACTAACTCAACACAAAGTCAACACTAATGGAAATAACTATATTTAAAAGCATTAAAAATACCTCTCAACCTTTCTATAGAGAAGTCGAAGTGGTATTAAAAAGAATAAAAGAAGGAGCATCAAAAGATTTAGTAAAGCATATAAGACAAGAGCAAGACAAGACAAAAAGAAATGAAATAAAGCAATCATTACCAGCAATTTGTTTTAGTGGGCAATTTACAAAAAGAAACGACAATAGTTTAACCAAACATTCTGGATTAATATGTTTGGATTTCGATTGTTTCCCAAATGAAAAATTAATGCTGGAAGAGAAAGAAGTTATAACTAACGATAGGTATACCTTCGCTTGTTTCATATCCCCCAGTGGTTTGGGATTAAAAGTTCTTGTTAAGATACCAGCCAACGCAGATACTCATAAGCAATATTTTAATTCCCTTCAACACCACTTTGGTAGTGAGTTTTTTGATGTAAGTGTTAAAAATTTATCCAGAGTTTGTTATGAATCTTATGATCCTCTAATATATATAAATCCAAATTCAAGTGTATGGGATCAGATTATTGAGCAAGAGTATAGTGAGGTCAACAGTCATGACAACAAAGTTACTATTCCAGTTACAGATGAAAATAAAATTGTAGATATTCTGGTTAAGTGGTGGGAGAAAAAATACGGGATGGTCGAGGGAGAGAGAAATAACAATGTTTATATTTTAGCTTCAGCCTTTAATGATTTTGGTGTTAATCAAACACTGGCAGAATATGTAATGAGTCAATATACATCTTCAAGCTTTACTCCATCCGAAGTTAAAAGAACTATACAATCTGCATACTCACAGCGACAAAACTTTGGAACTAAATTTTATGAAGACAAAGATAAAGTGAGTTTTATAAAACAAAAATTACGAAGTGGGGTAACAAAAAAAGAAATTAGATCTCAACTAATTAATGACAATGTTGAGGTCTCTGTCGCAGATAATGTCATAAACAAACTTGAAGAAGAAAATTCTAATAATGTTTTTTGGAGTAAAAACGATAAAGGGGTAATAAAAATAGAACACATCCTATTTAAAAATTTTTTAGAAGACAATGGTTTTTATAAGTTTAACCCACAGGGTAGTAAGAATTATGTATTTGTAAAAGTAACCAACAACCTTATTGATCACACATCGGAGAAAGAAATCAAAGATTTTATTTTAAGTTATCTTTTAGAGATAGAAGATTATACTATATATAATTATTTCGCAGAAAGAACCAGGTATTTTAGAGAAGAATTTCTTACCCTGTTGTCTTCAATTAATGTTTATTTTATTGAGGATAAAAAAGATACATCTTATTTATATTATAAGAATTGCGCTGTTCAAATTACTCATGATAAAATAGAAACCATAGATTATATAGATTTAGGTGGATATGTATGGAAAGATCATGTTATCGATAGAACCTTTACTTTATGTGAAGTGGCTGATTGTAATTACAAAACATTTATCTCTAACATATGTGGAGCTGATGAATCCAGAATAAAATCTATGCAAAGCACTATTGGATACATGTTACATGGTTGGAAAAATTTAGCGTATTGTCCAGCAGTAATTTTAAATGATGAAGTGATAACAGATAATCCAGAAGGAGGAACTGGTAAGGGATTATTTATGAACGCCCTTAGTCATATGAAAAAATTAGTTTTTATTGATGGTAAATCTTTTAATTTTGAAAGATCTTTTGCTTATCAAACTGTTTCTGCTGATACGCAGATTTTATGTTTTGATGATGTAAAAAAATATTTTGATTTTGAAAGGCTGTTTAGTGTTATTACTGAAGGTTTAACTTTAGAAAAGAAAAACAAAGACGCTATTAAAATACCATTTAATAAATCTCCAAAAATAGCGATCACCACTAACTATGCGATTAGTGGGGAAGGTACAAGTTTTGAAAGAAGAAAATGGGAGTTGGAATTAGCTCAATATTATACAAAGGATTTTACTCCTTTAGTTGAATTCGGTAGGCTTATGTTTGGAGAATGGAATGATGAAGAGTGGTGTCAGTTCGACAATTACATGATTAAAAATTTACAAATGTATTTAAAAAGTGGATTGTTGAAAAGCGAATTTGTAAACTTAAGAATAAGAAAATTATCTGCTAAAACAGGACATGACTTTATTGAATGGTGTGGATTAATTGGTTCTAATCCCCATCAGGATAAATTAAGATTTAACGAAAAGCTTTATAAGAATGACTTGTATATGGATTTTATAGAAGAGAACCCAGACAGAGCGCCTAAATCTAAAATGACTATAAGTAGGATTCGGTTTTACAAATGGCTTACCTCTTACGCAATATATCAATACAACACTGCCCCAGAGGAAGGAAGAGATAATATTGGTAAGTGGATTAAATTTGTCAACAAACACTCTAAAGAATATAATGGCAAATTAGGTTTATGAAGCTCCGAGAATATCAAGAAGAAATTGTAAAAAAAGGTATAGAGGTTTTAATAGCTTTTAAATTCCTGTATTTAGCAATGGAGGTTAGAACAGGCAAAACCATTACCTCTTTAAAACTCTTTACATACATGTGGGCTAAACAAGGCGTTGATCCTAATAGAAAAAAAGTTTTGTTTGTTACGAAAAAAAAAGCTATATCAAGCATAGAGAGTGATTATGATGAGTCGGGATGTATTTATGACATTATGATTACCAACTATGAATCCTTACACAAAGTTCCTACTAAAGGATGGGATGGGTTGGTTTGTGATGAAGCTCATTGTATGGGAGCTTTTCCTAAACCAAGTAAACGAGCCAAGCAAATTAAAGAGATAGTTTCAAAATCTAAACCTCATGTTGTGTTGTTATCAGGAACACCTACTCCTGAATCTTATAGCCAAATGTATCATCAGGTTTATGGTATTCCAAAAAATCCTTTTAATGCTCACAAAAACTTTTACTCTTTCAGTAAAAGATATGTGCAAGTAACACAGAAAAAAATTGGAGGAAACATGATCAATGATTATTCTAAAGGGATAGAATTAATTCTACACCACATGCAACCTTTTTTAATATCCTTTACTCAAAAGTTAGCTGGCTTTGAATCTACCATTGACGAAGAAATCCTCACCGTTCCTTTATCCAACACATGTTTAGATCTAATGAAAAGATTGAAAAAAGATTTAGTTGTTAAAGGATCAGAAGAAGTAATTCTTGCTGACACTGCGGTAAAATTAATGATGAAGATGCATCAGTTAAGCTCTGGTACAATAAAATTTGAAAGCGGTAATGGTATGGTTGTAGATCATACGAAGGCTAATTATATTGCAGATAAATTCAAAAACAGAAAGATTGCTATATTTTATAAGTTTGTTAATGAACTCAGTGCTATAAAAGAAATTTATGGAGATGGGGTGACTACGGATCTTGAAGAGTTTGATAGTACCAATAAATCTATTGCACTACAAATAGTGAGTGGGAGAGAGGGGATAAGCTTAAAAAATGCAGAGTGTATTGTGTATTACAATATTGATTTTTCTGCAACAAGTTATTGGCAGTCTCGAGACAGGATGACAACCAAGACAAGAAGATTTAACAAGATATATTGGGTGTTTAGTAGCGAGGGTATTGAACGCCAGATATATAAGGCAGTTGTAAAGAAAAAAGATTATACTCTGTCTCATTTTAAAAGAGATTTGCTAAGTTTGTAATATGACTGAACAGCAGATACAACGTAAAAGAATAAAAAAATTTGAAGAACAAGGATATTATGTTATTAAAACTAATAAAAATGGTATACCAGATCTCGTTGCCATTCCAAGAAACTCCAAAGTTATATTTTCGGAGATTAAAAAAAAGCATGGCAAAGTATCTGCCTTGCAAGAGTATAGATTAAAAGAGTTAAACGATCATGGAATTAAGACAGAAATATATAGAGGAGAAGAAATATGATGTGGATGATAGTTTTCTGGACGCACTACAAGAGTTTGACCTTCCCGTTAGTTTAAAGATTGCTCGATTTATAGAGGAAAACAATATACAAGTTGAAACTAACAACTTAGTGTCACATGTTTTAGGTGGCATGATTATCTATGCTGAGAAGCCTATTACCTTTGCAGTGGAAGTGGTAAAGGTAGAGTCAGAATACATGAAGTTTACCGATATTTCTTCTATAAGTATGGATGAATATTTAGACTTAATGAATTTAAATTTATATATAAAATCAAATGAAAGTAAAAATAAACAGACTAAAAACAATAGCTAATTCAGTATTTAATGTAGATGTTGTTTCTAAAAATAGACAGACCGACTGTATTGAAGCAAGAGCAACATGTTACGCTATAATGCGTGATGACCTACAGATGACTTTTGCAGAAATCGCTAAACATTTTAACAAAAATCATGCAACAGTTTTGCACGCTGTTAATGAATTTCCTTACATGGTTAAATACAACCCAGCTTTAGCTCAAAAACACAAGCTTTGTAAAGAGATGTTTATAAATAAAGAAGAAATGTTCGGTGACAGTTCAGACATGGTTGAAACTGTGTTGATAAAAAAATCTTTAAATAAGTTGCAAGAGTCAAATATCTTGTTATCTTTAGCTATAACGAAGCTACAAAAGGAAATGGAATATCTAAAAAATAAATTTAACTATACAGAATAGATGCCAGGAGTTGCCAAAGAAGATGTACATGCAATACGACACATCAACTATGTGTCGGATAGTATACATCAGTTTGGCGATGATATTTATGAGGACTTAATGGAGAGGGATAATAAGGAAGCCGTGAAAAAAGCACAAGACCTTATAAAAGTTCTTGCAGATCTAATCCAATCTCTAACCGATGAAATTTAACGAAGATGAAATAAGACCTCGTCTTTCAGGAAACAAACGAAAGGCATTTGAAAACCTCAACAAAAGAGAGCGTAGAATATTAATCATTGGAGATCTTCATGCTCCCTTTGTTTTAGAAGGGTATTTGGATCACTGCAAAGAAATGTATGCTAACTATAATTGCAACCAGGTAATTTTTATTGGAGATATTTTAGACAACCACGCCTTCAGTTATCATGAGCCAGATCCAGACGGGTTATCTCCAGGATCGGAATTGGTAATGGCAAAAAAGTTTGTAAAAAAATGGTACGAAGCTTTTCCTAAAGCTGATGTACTGATAGGAAACCATGATCGCATGGCTTCAAGAAAGGCTATGACAGGGGGAGTACCTTCGGCATGGATAAGGTCTTATAATGACGTCTTAGGCACTCCTAAATGGAATTGGGTAGAAACTATCGTATATGATAATGTTTTATATGAACACGGAGAGGGTGGGCAAGCTAAGACCAAAGCCAAGAACAATATGATGTCAAGTGTATGCGGACACACCCATACTGAAGCATACGTTCATTGGTTTGTAGGGAAAAAATTTAGAGTGTTTGCAATGCAAGTAGGGTGCGGGGTTGATGCCAAGTCTTACGCTGCGGCTTATGCTAAAAACTTTAAAAAACAAAGCATTTCTTGTGGGGTTGTACTGGGAGGACACACTGCTATAAATTGCATGATGGAGTTATGAGTCCAAAAGAAATACTACAAGAAATATTAAGGTTAAAATTAATTATCCCTCAAACACAAGAGATAAGGTTAAAAATAAAAAAATTACAACAGTTGTTATGAATAAGTTAATTGCTAAAGAGTTAAACGAGTTTGCTAATACAGTAGCTGAAAGGTTTTCACAAAAAGACAGAGAAGGAAACTATAATAAAGAAGATTTTAAAGTATACGAAGTGATACCTACTTCAGATCAGACTGCGGTTGTTTTTTTTAAAAAGTCTACAAAAAAATTAGGCATGGGCTTTTTTTATTATATAAGCCGAGGGCAGTCAAAGGGGTGGAAGTATTTTTTCCCTACAGATTCACATGTGGTAGGAATGATGGCTTGTCATTATTATAAGTTAGAGGTAGAGAGAGAAAACTATAAACATAACTTTTACTTAGTAGACCAATACAACAGAAACAGAGCTGTTGAGGATCACATAACAGACATCTCAGAGATTAATTAATTTATTTAATTCTTTTACTTGTCTCAACTCATCACATTTTTCATATTCTTCAGTTGTGATATAGTAATCTATCAAGCAATCATATGCATCACCTTCCATTACCTTTATAGGTTTGTAGGGGTTAAAGATGACAGCTAACTCGTCTTCGGTTTCCAATATTTCTTCAAATGATTTTCTTCCTGTGATTAACAAATAGCTTTGCTCCATTAATTTTCTTTCATCGCTTTCTACGGCCATATTTTTTTTGTAAATATCTTTCTCTTAATTCTTTTTTTCTGGCATTTTCAATATCTTTCTTTTTTTGCATCCTTTTGTATTGAGGGCTGTTTTCATATTTCTCTACTTTTTCTTTGTATCCAGGAATATATAACTTTTTTTCTCTTTCCGTTAGCTTAAGAGTTTCCGTGCCATTTTCTTTTCTATTTCTCATGTAGTCGCTGAAGCCCATAATTAAAAGCATTGCGTCTCCTGCGTCTTTAAAGTCACCCCCTACCAGCTTACTATAGTTTTCAAATATTTTTTTCAGCTGTCCTGCTGGTACACCAAACGTTGACACAAGCTCTGTGTAAAATTTAGACCAGTTTCTATCCGCAGTCTCTTGCTTTTTTGCATTTGTTGCTCTCATCCAAAGGTCTCCCAACTTAGTTGCTTGTTCTAATAAAGGTAAACTTTGAGGAATAGATCCATACTTTTTATCTAAAACAGTTAAGTCAATCAGCCCCTCCAGCATTTGCCCATATAAGAATACAGCGTTTAGGTTACCAAGAGCAGCAGCCACGCCTAATTCTTTTTTATCATCATCAGTAAAATCTCTAAGTATTCCTGGGAATCCTTGACTTGCGTATTCAAAAAGCATTGGCATCATAAAATGATATACTAAAAATGTTCTTGTGTTTTGCCACAACGTTCCTCTTCCTGCATTAACATCCCAAGCTACTAATTTTCTATGAAGGTTTCGTAATGCCACTACTTCTCGTCTAAAATATTGTTTTGGCGTGGTTAAGAACATGTTAAAGGCACGAGTCATAGGCCCTGAAGTTTGATAATAGTCTTTATCTTGAAGATCGTAAGACTGCTGAGTTTTTAATGTATCTTTTTCAAATTTCTTTATAGCTATTTCAATAGCCTCTTCCTCGGTTTTCCCCTCTTTTAAAGCAAGATCTTTATAGTACAGATAGTTTGGCATACCTCCTATTAAGATAGCCCCTCTATCACCCACCATTGTGGTTAACATTAAATACTTTATTATATTATCAAGAGACTCCATACCTTTGCCAGGGATCATATCTATTATTTGTTGATCCTCATAATTTTCTATATTTTTTTGAATTGGAGTAGCTGGCACATAAACTCTTTTACCATCCACCTCAACAGTATGTCCGTATCTATCTTGAAGCACTACTGAGTTTTCCATCACTTCTTTATAAGTCTTATTTATATTAGCTAAAGATATTGCAGCATATTTAATCCAGTTTCTATACCCTATATCATTTCCGTATGTAGGAATTGAGGTTAACTGTTTTACTGTTAAAGTTAAGTTTGCCCCTAATCGTGATAATAAAAACGCAGTGTTAAAAAAGTTTATCATCTTAACTTTTTGCTCTCCAAGCTGACTACCTTTGTTTGCAATCTTTTGTATAGAGTTTTCTATATACTCGTTAATATTTTCCCCATGCAAATCAGCAATAGCTTTTTTCATTGAAGGATCGCTGAAAACTTTATGTATGTCTCTAATAGTTTCTGCGTATGCTGCAAAATACTCCATGTCTTTCATGTAGTTAATCAGTGCGTTATCTCCATCCACAAAGTGTACACCCTTGTCTGATCCTAATCTTACTTTTGTAGAGTCAGGAGCTATCGGGTTGTAAGCCTCGCTTTTATTTTCAGGTAGGACGGTAAGAGGTTTAACATTTTCGGGCGCATCTCTAAATAACCTACCCGCATAATACTGGTTTTGCGGCATAGATATTCGATACATTTTTTTGTAAACGTCATTGTACCTACCATACACTGAAGGGTAGTAAATGTCTACCTGCCAATCAGCCCACTCTTTAACATCATCATCTAAAGCGTCTTCTAATTTAGATAGTACGTTTGCGGCTTCGTTCTGTACTTTTTTAGTTACAGTTTTAAAATTACCATTTTCATCTAAAATTAAATTTCCATCTGAATCAAACTCGTATAAAACCATATTATTCAATCCTCTTGAGGGAGCAAAAGTATTCTCCAGTGTTTTGCTTGGATCACCATCTACTCCGTTTTTATACCTTAGAGCTGGATCTTTGAATTGATTATACAGATAGTACATTTTATTCTGGCTTAACTCTAAAGTGTTTCTAATAATCTGTTTATCTATCTCTGCCTTTAAATCATTTTTAGTTCGATCACTTGCATTACTGTTATCTATCTTTTCTTTTTGCTTTAATAAAACATCATTAGCTTTTTGACTAAAATAAAAATCCTGAAGTTTTATCGTAGCGTTTTCTCTCATTCTTTTTTTATACTTTTTACCAAAAATTCTTTGAGCATTGTCAAAAAATATTCCTTGCTGTAATCTTCTTTGATATTTATATTCTCTGGTAGAGGCTCGTACACCATCAGCTACAAACTCCATTAAAGGGCCTCCAAATAAATCTCCGTTAGTCCTTAGTATTCTGTCCATTAATCCCGACAGGTCTTCAGCAGCTGCTATAACGCCTTTATCTATAAGATTGGGCAAAAACATTGCAACCTTTCTTGCGTTTCTTTTTACTCTTCTTACTGTCGATTTTACTGTTGAGCTTTGCTTCTCTAAAGCCAATCTACTATTAGCGGCTTTCTTTACCTCTGCCCAATTGTTTTTTCTTTTAGCCTCTACTGCGTCTCTAAGTTTTAAAAACTCTTCTGTGGTTAATGTTTCTTTTTTTATTTCTTTATCTACAATCCTTCCCAACTCATTATTAGCTCCTTCATTTTCTTCTAAAACAATTTCATATGCCTTATCAAACGACAACTCTTCCCATTCTAAATCAATCCCTGTCACTTCTTTAAAAGCCATTGCAAAATTAGATCTATATCTATTTCGTGCCGCATCTATCTCTGCCTGAAACTCAGTCCTACCTTGTACCTCACTCAAAATAGCTAAAGCCTCCATTAACTGCTCAGTTTTGTTCGGGTTATCATTTTTTGACATAAACGCATTGTTTACTATCATTGCTACCGAGATGTCATCAAGCTCGTCTATTTCTTCATCTGTAAGGCTATCGCTTTTTCCTTCCAGCTCTTCTCTTCTGAGCTGTAGTGCGTTAAGCCTTTTTTTAATAGCATCTACACCTGCCTCTGGATCTAATATTAATTTGTTAATTGTTTTTATCCTATTCCTTACCTCATCACTTATTCGTGTTCCCTTATATCTTCCTGATTCAATCTTAGAAGATTTTCTATTAAGAATATTAAACACTGATTTCATATAACTAATGTTGGCTTTTTCAGTCACAACTCTTAATATTTCCTCAACTACTGCAGGAACTTCTTCTGGTGACTGCAAGGCGTTAACCTTGTCTATTAAACTTATCACCTCACCTTTACCATACAGATCTCTTGGAAGAACAGTTCTCATAAAGTTTCTTAAAAACCTTTGAACATTTCTAATTTCTAATTGAGCAAGCTTTCTGCTTTTTAACATTGCAGTTATTTTTCTAACCTCTGATGCTGAGTAATTGTTTGGTGTAGGGTTTAACGCCATCACCACATCTCTTTCTGCTACTAATTGAGCTGAAGGGCCAGCCTTTTGAAATTCAGGAAGAGTTCTCATATACTCTACCACCTCGTTCATTATTTCACTGGTATCTTTAGTATCTCTTAATTGAAGATACCAGGTAGATGGAGCTTTTCCTTTAGCAGCTTGCTTCTCCAGTTTATCGTTGTAATTTTTATTAATCCTGTTGGTCTCTTGCAGTTCTACATACTTGCTACTAAGCTTTAGCAGAAGAGATAGCCCTGTTTTTATTCCTCCTGGAAGATTCATAAAACTTTTTGGCAGCGACTCAAAGATACCTTTAGTAGATATAGTTAAGGCTTCTCTTATCTCTGTAGCGCTAAAATTTCTTCTTTTTAAATATCTTCTAATAGCATCATTTGCAAATCCATGATCAATAGCAATTTTTACTATTTTCAAAATATCATTACCTGCTTTTACAATTTCTTCTACATTAGATCCATCTTCGACTCTGCTTTGTCGGCTATTAAAATTGTTTTCAACCTTCATTGGGTTTACATAACTACCCCCCAAGGTTTTAAAGTAGTATCCGTTTAATTGCCCAGTCACTTCATCATATGTAGGTATTGGTCTTAACCCTACCTCTGCAGCTTCTTTTTCAAGCTGTTGTATATTAAAGCTTAAATTGTTTATATAACCTTTCGGCTTCATACCATACCTATCCGCCAGCTCATATCTTCTTCTTCCTAAACTTTTGTTTTGCTGAGCTTGTCTTGCTTTTTCCTTCTTTAACTGTTGAGCCTCCCATTTAGCTAAATAGGCGTTGTATAATTTATTAGACCTTCTACTCCAACCTCCAGATGTAGGCCCATAACCCTTCTTAACTAAGTTTATCTCCACCGACTTGCTCTCCCCAAATACTCGTGGTTTAACAGGAGTTTTACCTTCTTTTAGATCGGCTATTGCAGATTCGTATTCGCTAATAAGTTCTTTGGCATGATTCTTTAACCAAGCTATACCTTCTGGGTTTGCCACAACGATACCTGGTACACCTTGCTGTGCTTTTAGCGCTTCAGCTAACTCTTTTTTTACCAGAGCTATTCCCTCTTTCAGCTTTTTAATCTCCTGCTTTATTTGAGCCGCAGTCATTTCCCATGCGGGAACTTGAGTTGTTTCTTTAAAATAATTATCAGCCGCCTCAACACCATATTTTGCTTTTATTTTATCATAAAGCTTTCTTTGAGCCGCAGTCATTTCTTTTTGTTTAGCCTTAGTCTTTGGTTTAGCCTTAGTCTTTGGTTTTACATCTGTTTTAAAAGCAGGGCCGCCCCCTTTTGGGAACATTTTTTTAAGCTTATCTAAAGCCTCCTCGTAAGTTTCAGACTCTTTCATGACTTTTTTAATAGCCTTATCTATTTTTCTTTTTTGGTCTTTATCTAAAGTTTCTAAAGGGTTAAAGTATTGTCCTTGACTTACTCCAGGCCCAAAAATTCTTATTCCAAAAATATCTTTAAATAAATTTGTAAAATCTCCAGGAACAATTTTTCTACCACTGACTTGTTTTTTTATTACCTCAGCTTGCTTCTGGTCTTCTTCTATTGTGACAACATTTCTACCTGTCTTCTTAGCTGCTTTTGCAGTTGAACCACTTCCTGCAAATGGATCAAGTATAAGGTCTCCAGCTTTTGTTGAAGCTTTTATAATTGCTTCTAATAAAGCAACAGGTTTGGCAGTCTGGTATTTGGAGTCTTGTTTAAAGAACAGTTCTTCATCAAATTTAAAATCTATATCTTTCCTTTGCTGACCATTCTGCGTATACATAAACACCCATTCTGATAAGTTTCGGCCAAACATTTTCTTTCTTTTCCCACTCTTATCTAACTTGCCTGTTTCTATGGCCACACCAGTTTGTTGAAGACCATTGTTTGAAAAAGCAGCAGAATATTCTTTAAGCTTTTTCTTGTTAGTCGGCATTGCACTAAACATAAAGATTATAGGCGTATTAGGAGTTCTTAATAGTTGAACTACATCTTTAACAAAATCTGAAAATTCTTTTGGTGTCAGCTTTTTGTATTTGGCTAAGTTTCTGTTACCCCCTTTGATACCTGGAGCATCATACGGAGGATCTAAAAATACCATATCAAACTTTGCTCCTTCAGCTACTAATTTTTTTATCTCAACTCTTGCATCTGCACCCTGAACTATTGCAACGGTTTTACCGTCTTTAGTCTGCATTGTATAAATACCAGGGGCAACTCTACCGTACTTACCTTTTTTTGCGCCTTGACCTAATATTCTTCTAATAGTTGGTTCAGGCAGTCCTGTTATGTTGGCTATTTCTTTTATTGATGCAACCTCTATTTCTCCAAGTAAATCAGTGACTACTTCTTCTTGAGTTTTATCTTGAGTATCTCTTTTAGGTTTTTCAGTAGTTGTTTTGCCTTCTGTCTCTTCTTTTACAATTTTTTCTAAAACTTCCACATCTGAAGCAGTACCTTCAACACCGCTTCCAATTTTACTACCAAGCACTTGTAAGAATTCAATTATTTCATTATCAGTTGCGGTCATAACATTAAAGCCTAATTTGTCTAACATAGCTTTAACTTTATTCGGCAACGCATCTAATAGTTTATCTATTAGTCTTCTTGTTTTAGATTTATTAGCGGAGCTAAAGCTTTTAAAATTGTTGGCGATAATAGAAATAATTTCCGCAAATCTTTCTTCATCTCGTAGGTTTTGTTCGTACTTACCAGCAGCAACAAAAGCCTCTATTTTAGCCTTGTCTTTAGCTGAGAGATTTCCTGACTTATAAGCAGCGTCAATTAATCTTCGAGTAACTTTTGTAGCCATAGCCGAGTTAGCCCCAGCCTTTTTTAAGGTTTCAATTAAAACAGCATGAGCAATCTCATGAGCCACTACATTTAGTTTACCAAGTCGAGATGCAGCAGAAATATTAATACCTATGGTTCGTGAGTTAGGATCGTAAAATCCGTTTTCAGTAAATCCTTTTTTTACTCCCCTTGCATTATTATACGTTTTTTCATTATCAAATAAAACAATTTTTACGTCAGGAAACATTTTTCTTAAAAACTTTGCGCCTCTTTTTGCTCTATTGTATAGAGTATTTTTTTCTTTACGGTTTTCGTTTTCGTTTTCGTTTTCCGTACCTTCAGTGT